TTACAGCCCTTGAAGAATATGCAAAGGCTCCAGATACAATTCCAGTAAATATGGGAATGGAAATTGATCAAAGTGATATTGATAGACTTGCTGCATTTGGTAAAGAAATTGACGGAATTAAGAAACGCTTTCCAAATGGTCAATTTGATGCTAAATTATTAACAAAATATCAAACAGAACTTGCTGGAGCAGGAATGCCAGCAAATGCTACATTAGACTATGTTGTAAGTAATATAGATTATTTTATGAAACTTCCTGCAGAAAAAAGATTTGAAGCAATCTTTGCATTTACAATGCTAAAAGATGCAGACTCAGTTAAAGCAGATATTGAAAAAACATTAAAAATTGGATTTATGAAGAAGGCTGAACAAAAAGATCCAGCAACAATGTATGTTGATTCAGCAAGAACAGCAGCATCACTACAATACGATGCTTGGAGAAAATCTGCTGCAGGAGTAAAGGCTTACACTGAAGCACTTAAAGCAATGGGTCTTGAATGGAAGGGAACTGGAGCAACAGATGCATCAATAGTCCCTGGCGCTGATGGATCTGCTGGAACTGGACCAACTAAAGATATGTCATGGCTTAATGATCTTGGTCAAAGACTTAAATTAGTTAAAGAAGGTGCATTTGATGCACTTAATCCACTAAAGGCAATTAAAGAATTTTATTCTAGTGGCGGTAAAAAGTCAATCAATCCAATGCTTGAAGGACAAGCAGGAGCAATTGGACAGATTGAAGCAGCAGCAAAGAAGGCAGGAGTAACACTAAATGAAGACTTTATGCAGGTTATTCGTGGTATGGATGCAGAACAGTTTAAACTGTGGGCTGCAACACTATTCAATGTAGCAAAGAACGGAAGAATCACTGGACTTAAGGATGACTTTATTCTTATAAACCAAGCAATGACAACTGCTACTATTGGTACTTATATTGATGACCTTAAGTCAGCAAGCAGAGAAATTGAAAATCAAATTAAAGCACAGCAAGTTCTTACAAAAGAAGGATATAACGCTCTTGAAATTCAAAAGATTTTAGAAAACAAAACATTAACAACAGCCATTGCTGCAAATAATCAGTTAAATGCTTCAGTAGAAGAACGCAAACAATTAAATATAGAAATACAAAAGACTATTGATTTAAACCAAAAACTATCAATGCAAAAACTTGGTAATACAATAACTGATCTTCAGATGCAAATTGAAGCATATAAAAAGTTAGCCGCTGCTGGTGTTAAGCAAGAAGTTATTAATGAAATATTAAAAGATAAGTCAAACTCTTGGGCTATCGCAAACGCACCTGGATTAGTTGCCGACCAGTATGGATCATTAATTGGAGAAACAAAGAAGTATCTAGACCTTCTTACATTTATTGAAAAACAAACAAAAACATTTGAACAAAAAACACAAGATGCAATTGATGCAAATACATCATCTCTTGATCTTCAGGCTAGACAAATACAAAATCAGTTTGATTTATCTAATTTCCAATTAAAGGCTGACATTAAACTTGCAGAAAATGCAATCAAAAATATTAATGATGATATACAAAAGCAACAAGATAAGATTGATGGAATTAATCTTACACTTAAGTATGATGCAAGCATTGGTCAAAACTTCCTTGACGACCTTCAGGAAAAAATTAATGATGCTCAAAGAAGTATGGATATTAATTTTGATAGACCATTGCAGGTTTTATCTGATAGATCAGCGGTATTATCAAATGATTTAACCTTAATTGATAAATCTACTGAAGCAATTAATGAGAAGTATGATGCTCAAGAAAAAGCCTTACAAACAATATCTGAACTTAATCAAGATATTGCTGCACAAGAAAAGAGTAGAATCTCTCTTGCTGATGCCTTATCACAAGGTGACATTTCAGCAGCAGCACAACTTGCAAATGATATGCGTACAACTGCAGCAGAAGCAGCAAACCGTAAATCTGGAGAATTTATTGCAGCAGCAAGAAAGGCTGAAACAGATAACCTAGTATCTTCAAGTGGTATGACAAAGGCACAGATTGAAGCAGAGCAGTTTAGAATTGCTCAGGAATCTTATGCCCTAGAACAACAAAGAAAAATATCACAGACACAAATACTTGCACTAGAAGATCAAGTCTATAACATAACAGAGTTAAGAGAAGCAAGACTTCTAGCAATTAGAGATATTGAAACAGTTATTGATGGATTTAAATCAAATCAACTTTTAACAGCACAATCAAAACTAGACGCTCTTCAAGGTGAACTTGATAAAAACCAAGAAATTATTGATGCAAAACTTCTTGCAATTGAACAAGAAAAATTAGGTTGGGAGTCAATTCAGATTCAACTTGACTCTTATAAAAATAAATTAACTGAAATTAATAATGGACCACTTGCAACAATGAAGTCTATTGTGGATTCAATTGCTGGCGCACTTGCCAATATATCATCTAAGAAATTTGACAACACAAGCGCCTTTACAACATGCCCAGATGGTTATGCAATGAATAGTAGTGGTAATTGTGTTAAGGTTGATTCAACAACTGATACATCTGCTGCAGATGAAGCAAAAAGAATTGCAGAAGCAGCACGTATTGCAGAAGCAGAAAGACTTGCTGAACTTGCAAGACTTGAGGCAAAAAGAGCAGCAGATGCAGAAGCAGCAAGACTTGCAGCAATAAAGAATAATCCAAATGTTCCAAGCGTTATAGCATCAGAAGAAAGTGGAGCAATTGGAGCAGCATCTATTGCAGCCAAAAGAGCAGAAGAAGAAAGACTTGCAGCCATTGCAAAACAAAATGCACAGTGGGCTGCAAAAGTAGCAGCAATGCAGGCAGCAGCCAACGCAGCAGCAGGTACATCAGCGTCTGCCTCCACTACAATTTATTCAGGTGGTGGTAGCGGTGGTGGCGGAAGATTTGGAATGATGGCAATGTCCTCTGGAGGAATGGTCAGACCTAAATATTTTGCAGTAGGTGGAAAAGCAAGGGGTACAGATATTATTCCAGCAATGCTAACCCCTGGAGAATTTGTAATGAGCAAATATGCAGTGGACTCCTATGGAGTTGATAAGATGAAGGCTATCAATAGCGGATCATACGAAGGCGAGAAGGTGTATAATTATAATCTAAACGTCAATGTTAAGTCTGATGCAAATCCAGAGGATATTGCAAGAGTCGTTATGACACAAATTAGACAGGTTGACTCACAAAGAATTAGGGTACAGAGGGGCTAAATGGCTACAGCAGCGTATTTAACAGGTAGACGTAGGTATCAGCGCCCCCAGGCCCTGTTGTGGTCTGAGAACCCTGGCACACTGGTTGATGGGGTATACCTACCAAATGGCTATGAAGTACAAGGTAACTTTGCAGGGTCTACAAATCCAGATCTAATTAATCAATTTCTCATTCTTTCAGACCATAATCGTGGGGAATTAAATTTCACACCAACAAGAATTGAACAAAGACAAAGAACCATTAATGGACGTATGCGTTCATATCACATAGCAGATAAATTAACAATGTCTGTTTCCTGGAATAATTTACCATCAAGGTCATACTTTCAAGATGCAGGGTTTTTATCTACTGGCTTATCCCCTGACAAAAATACAACAGGTGAATTTACATCAGATGGTGGAGCAGGTGGAGTAGAACTTCTTGACTGGTATGAAAACCATACAGGACCTTTTTGGATGTTCCTGGCATATGACAAGTACTCAAACTTTGGCAAGGATGATGCAGACTATGGACACCTTGCACAATACAATCAAATCATGCAGGTTTATATAACAGACTTTAACTACTCCGTTGTAAAGCGTGGTGGGTCAAACCACGATCTCTGGAATATTTCGGTATCACTGGAAGAGGTCTAAATGTTTGTTAGTGAGACATTAAAGACACATCTAGAAACATCTTCAACAGTACACTTACAGTCATTAGTTTTGGCTGAGTGGAACATGAATATGCCAGACAATATCTTTAAACTTGGTAATTATAGATATAGACCTACTGGATCAGATGTTCAATACCGAACACTTCCACTAACCTTTGATAATTTAGATGAAGGAAACTACTACACAGGAGCAACTGATGCAGATGTTGTTGTAGATGGAGGGTTTGATAATTCTGGAGTTCCACAATTATTTACTTCAACTAAAGAAAAAATGAAAATGATATATTCTTTAGAAGATTGCATAAAGCCTTTTAGACCAAGATCTGGAATCAATAAAGCCTCATATTTTAATAATAGATATTTTGCAAACTCTGGCGTATCTCTTGCAGAAAGACCCAGATACTACATGGCATCAAGATATGATCAATTTAGATATTGGTCATCATTTAGAACAGAAGATAACATTGAAAGAGGAATTGCTAAAAATGTTTCTAATGGATTAAACTATATTGATGATGCAGTTCCATTTGTAGTCTATAAAGAAAAGGTTCCAGCAAACAGGCTTGTGGTAAAAATGCAGACAAATGTTGGAACAGCAAACTTAGGAAACTTCACTACATCATCTGGCATTCTGCCTGATCCACTATATGGTGCAACAAATAAAACAACACCAGTTAAATGGAAGATCCAATATTTAAATGAAGATAACTGGGTTGACGCTTATTCTTTTAATGAAAACTCTGTCCGTGATGATGCGTCTGCAATTATTCCAGAAGATGGATATGTTGAATTAGAGTATGGAATAAAGGTTCCAGATGCCTACAAAGAATCATACACCTTTGTTGAAAAGATAGCATCTATAACATTATTGCCAGAACAATCTTTTAATGGAGATGCATATCTTGTGGTTGAAAATGCAAATACTCGTGGAACTCTTTATATATGGAATGGCGCAGACGAAGACTACGACTCTTTTATTCCCGAATATGGATGGATGCTAGGCACTGGAGTTTTAAATCGTTCAACAAAACTTGTTACAGATTTAACTAATCCAGAACTATTTACTAATGATGCACAAAACCAAACTACATATAGAGAGTTTGCCTATATTCGTGGTATAAGAGTTGTAGCAGAAACAATGAACAAGTTTGATTCAACCTTTGATTTAATTGAAATGTCTCCTAGACTAGTCGTAAATATATCAGATAAGGTTGTTGATTTTAATATTAAAAAGATTTTATCTGATATAGGAACTACATCTCTTCCAGTTGGACAACTACTTGCTTCCACTGGAACACTATCCTTGTTTGATGATGACCAAGCATTTAATGAGAACAATACATCTAGCATAGTCGCTGACTATATTAGAAAAAATATTAAGTTTGTTTTTTATGAATCAATTTTAAATGTTGATGGTGACGAATACTCTGTTCCAATTAAAACGTTATACTCAGAAGGATTTCCTCAAGCAGATGTTACTGCAGCAAAACTATCAATAGAGTTAAGAGACTTTTATTTCTTTTTAGAATCAATGCCAGCCCCAAGATTACTTACAACACAGACATCATTAAGTTATGCAATCTCAATGCTTCTTGATTATATTGGGTTTAGCAACTATACATTTAGGCGTGTAGCAGATGAAGCAGATCCTATCATCCCATTTTTCTTTGTTGCTCCAGATCAAAATGTTGCAGAGGTTTTAAATCAACTAGCAGTGTCAACTCAAAGTGCAATGTTTTTTGATGAATATAATAACTTTGTCGTAATGAGCAAAGACTATCTAATGCCTACGGCAGAACAAAGAGAAACAAACTTTGTTCTATCTGGATCAAACAATCAAACCGACTCAGGCGTTATTGAAAACTCTAGTTCTGGAAACCTTCCTAACATTATTGCTATTGCATCACAAGATAAGAAGATTTATAATGATGGAAAGATTAACTACACAACTAGATATATTCAAAGATCTTACGGATCAATTAGACAATCAACAATGATTGATAAAGAAAAAACTTGGATATATAAGCCATCTCTTTTATGGGAAGTTGCGGGAACAGAAAATACAAAAACGATAAACGAACTTGCTTCAAAGCAGGGTAGTTATGTATTAGGGGCAATGCCATTAAACTCAGATTTAGTTGGAACGGCACCAGTTGTAGTAGGAAATGTTCTTACAAATAACATAATTGATCTTGGAGAAAATGTTTATTGGCTAACAAGATATAACGGATACCTATATTCTAATGGAGAGGTTATTCGTTATGATGCCTCAGAGTTTGATATCACTGGAACTGGCAAGGTTTGGATTAGTAGCAATCAAGAATATCAAAAGTATTTTTCATCAATACCCTTTAACGGTAAGATATATCCAACAGGACTTGTAAGAATTTATGCAACACCAAACTATGAAACAGTAGATGGAATAACAAGGTTGCAGAATGGTACCGTCGTTGATCATGGACGTGGACAGTTTGGAACTGAGATAGTTTCACACTCTGCTGGAATAAATAGTTATTGGACAAACAATGACAATGTTCGTGGACTAAATATGCAATCTCAATATCTCTTTAGCACACAGTTAGATGCTAGTCTTGCAGCCACCCTTCCCTCTACAACTGTTGCTGCAGCAGGAGTAAATAATCCAGTTGCAAAGCAGTCAACAAGAAATAGCATTATAAAGAATTTTATGGCTACAAACTATTTAAGTGAAACAGAAGTAAATAATCTACCATCAACACAGACTGGAACAATTCAATCCTCTGCTTTAGTCTTTAATGGTCCATCATTTAAAACAACTGAAAAGCCTTTAAACTTTGTATCTTACGTATACAAGGGTTTGGATAATGCATATAAGCATTTTGGAACGAGAATGAGAATTATTGGTAAGATTGAAAACAATACAACTAGAACGCAGTCTCCAAATGGAAGTATTACATACTATCAACTATCTGGAAACCAGCCAGATCAAAATATAAATATCGGTGGAGGCTCTGGAGGACTAGCGTTTTTGTTAAATCCAGAAACAAACAATGGTTATTATTTTGAGATTGTTGCATTAACAGAAGACAACATAAACTCCTACCTCAAGGTTGATGAGAATAATAATGCACAATTCTCAGTAAACAATGTTGTGTTCTATAAAATTAAAAAAGACTCATCAAACTCAAATGCTATACCAGTAAAACTTTGGGGAGGCTTATCAAAGATTATTGTTGATGATGGAAAGTTTACTGGGCAACAGAGACTGGCTGGAGAAGAAAATTCAACGGTATATGATTTATCAGTAGAATATATTGACATTGGAAATACAAGAAGATTCTACCTATACATAAATAATCAACTAATAAAGGTTGTAGACGATACAGATCCTCTACCAACATATAACAATATGGCATTATTTGTGCGTGGATCTTCAAAGTGTATGTTTGAAAATGTATATGCTCTATCTAAAAACTATAGTCAAAATACAGTGTTTACAGTTAATGAGACTTTAGGGCAAGTCTTTGGAGATAAAGACGTTGATGTTACAGAGTCATTTAGAAAATATGCAATGAGTGGAGTTATCCAGTCAACATATCTATCTGGAATTAGTGCACAGCAACCACCAAAATATAACATTTATTTTGAAGAGTTTGGATCTATTATGCGTGAGTGTGCATACTTTGACATTAAGTATGATCGTGCATACCCTGCACTTTATGCAAAACTTTCTCCTACCTTCAATAATATAAAGGGATATACCACATCTGGGTTTTATGCAGACTCATATGGTGCAGAGTTTTTAATATTTAACTCAACAGATAAAGCATTAAACTTAGATGAAACAACTGGAAACTTTTTAAGAATTCAAGGAATTACATTTACTCAAGATACAACCCACGAATTAACTGTAGATGAGTTCTTTAAAAAGCGTGGGAATTTGTCAGATCCAGAGTTGGTTGGAAGCACACTGACATACTCTCCATTAGTTGAAAAATCAAGGTATGATGAAATAAAGTTAAGTAGATTAACCTACGGTAAAAACGAGTTTAGCATTGATAGCCCATATATACAGACACAAGATGATGCAGATGCTATGATGAATTGGATTATTAATAAATTAATGGTGCCTAAAAAATCTGTTGGAATGAACATCTTTAGCATCCCAACATTACAACTTGGTGATATCGTAACAATAAACTATAAGGATTCATCTGGCTTAGATCTAGTATCTCAAGATACTTCTAGGTTTGTAGTTTATAATATAGAATATCAAAGATCAGAAAGTGGTCCAAGCATGACAATTTACTTGAGTGAGGTATAAGATGACGGTATCTCCAGTTCCAGAAACTCCATCAAATGCAACAGTTGTAACAGCCTATTCTCCAGCACTAACAAAGACTGCTCCAATAGATACCGTTCTTTTTAATGACGAGTCTATGTCTCCAGAGATTATGGCTGATTTAATATTTGAAGATATTGGTGGTCACGAGTTATTGAGTATTTCTAGAAACGATATCATAAATGGTCAAAGAGTATCTTATTCACCAATTAAAAATCTTGGACTTGTGCAGCAAAAATATAACCCTAACAATATTTTAAGATTGCAGGCAACCTCTGATACATACTTTGCAAACTTTGCAATTAAGTTTGAAGAGAAGGTGCCTCTTGAAGCAAACGGAACAAATGGGGTAAATGTTTATATTGAGCAAGAGACTGGGGACCTGATTATTGAGACTGTTAATATGAATAATGATGAGCAGATAGAGGTTCAAATTTCCATAAATGGTACAATATATGAAGCGAACTTTGGAGAAACTGTATCATGATTACAAATAAAGGCAAGAGTATAATCGGTAAGTATATGCTTGGGCAGGCTCCTGCCTATGCCTCATATCTTGCAGTTGGATGTGGACCGCAACCATTACAGACCGAAGATGTTGCTGACGATTTTGCAACAAAAACAAATTTAGATTTTGAAATGTTTAGAGTACCTATTTCATCTAGAGGTTTTATAAATGAAAACGGTATTGATAAGATAGTCCTAACAGCAGAACTACCAACAGAAGAAAGATATGAAATTACAGAGGTAGGACTATACTCAGCAGGCTCAAACCCTTCTGCTGGAGCCAATGACAGTAAGACTGTATTTTCTTTTGCACAAGGAGAAACCTGGATTCATCATACTTCAACAGCAGCAACAGAAATACCAACAATATCTGTACCTTTAGATGATCCAGAAGATGATAATGTAATTGCAACAGATGGGGTGTTTCAGACAAATGCAGATAATTCTATTTTTTACAAATCAGGTCGTCTTGAAAGATATGAACGTGCAAGGTTTTTAAATAACACAATATTAATTCAAGGAGATGATTCAGACTTAAGCCTAGATGGTGGAGGCTCTGGAGGAGTTGACCATATTGTTATTGAACCTGGTTCAAACCACATACACCTAACTGCACCAAATGTTGATTTTTCTAAAAACTCTCCAACAGATGAATTAAGGTTTGCATTCTCTTTAGTTAGTAAAGATGGAGACTCTGTAGCAGTTCCAGAGACAATTAGAATATTAATTGACTTTGCAGGCACTGACGTTGCTGAGCCAGATGTTTATGCAAGGTTTGAGGTTGATATTGAACATGATGTTGATGGATATGACTTTGAAACAAATAGATATTTTGTAGTAAAGAAACAACTACAAGAACTTTATACAACTCAAAACTTTACTTGGGAAGCAGTTACTGTTGTTAAGATCTATGCATGTGTTTTTGATTCTACTGGAACTGGTGGACCATTCCCTTCCCCTGATTATTATATTGCACTAGATGCTTTGCGACTTGAAAACATTGCAACAACAAATCCATTGTACGGTTTAACTGGTTATTCAGTTATTAAAAATGATGACTCTACAACAATTATTAAATCGCCAAATACAAGTAATTATATTGAATTTAGATTTTCTATTGGTGTAACCTAATGGTTGATTCAAACATTAAAAAGACAAGGATTATAAAATCATCTTTGCCACCAGTTGACCATGATACAGAAAAGTATAATATTAGATATAGAATTATATCTGAAGATAGAAACAGAACGTCACACTGGTCTCCAATATATAACTCTGACGGTACTGATGTTATTGCAACAAGTGGTGCAGTATCTAAGACAGGAAACGTTGTTACGGCTGTATGGGGAGACGAAAATGATTTTCCAGAATATGATGTCTTTGTTAAGTTTGATTCAGGCAACTTTCTTTATCACGGAAAATCAAAAGAACATTCATACTCATTTTTAAAAACTGGAACTACATCTGTAAGAGTAAAAGTTCAAATTGTTTCATCAAAAAAAGAAATTAAGGAAGCACTAAATATCTTTGACTCTGGCACAGTGTCTTTGGTATAATTTAATAGGAGGAATAAAATGGCAAAAGTACCACTACCAGAAAGAGGACAACCTCTTGATGTTACATATATTTATCA